ACGTCCCAAAGGCACATCGGCGTGTAACCTTTGTATTTGCTCGAGCTGTACCGGCTTTGGCTGCCCGTGGGTACATGAAGTTTACCGCTATCGTCCCGGGACGATTAAACGGTCACGCCCGGAACGCTGCGAAAAATGTATATCGAAAAATCTCGGTATGATTCACGACTGTGATTTCTATACACGGCGAAAGCGCATGAAGTTTTATGTAAAACGCAACTGGATTTTCAAAGAAACCAAGCACGACATCGTCATGCGAGAGCTTCGCGAGCTGAAGAAACTGCTTGACAAGTAGATTTGTGTATGGTAGAGTGGGAAATATACGAAACAGGGGTGATAAGATTTCCCACCTAATTGCGTATAATAGAAAATCTATGAACGTGTATGTGAAAGATGAACAGAGCGGGGAAGACCCTGTTTTTTTATTTTATATAGTCAAAATGACGAAAACAGAAAAGCCTGTGTTTAAGCCAATAAACCTCGTTCGTATTCTCCGCGACTTGTACGATGAGCTCCCGACCGTCTCAGCTCCGAGGACTCCACGCCGAAAAGTTGCACAAAGCATAAACCGTTAGACTCCAAAATCTGACCTATATCCCCGCCGGGTACGAAAAGGCATATAGCTGCGTTACAGCTCGAATCTACTCAGAAAACCTATCGTAAGACTCGTCTTGCCCGTGTGGCGCGCTCCCCGTTCCCGTGATTCACTTCCGTTGTTTCTTCTCCGAGATGACTGAACATCACACACATCAGCTTGTCAAGAGCCCCGCGCCGAGCGCGGACACCCTCGACCGCAGTCGCTGACCCGCAGGTCAGTCAAAAGAGCCAATCCCGCCCGCAGGCGGAAGAATAGTATCTTATAGCTTGATTCCTTATGTGTCACTGGGGCAAAGGAAAAACGCAAGAGAGGTAAAGAGCGACCGAAAATGCCCCCAGCGGTATAACTCTTAATTGAAAAATCAATTTCTAATCCAGTAAAACTCGCAAAAAATGAGGGTATTGTAGGTCAAGCGGGATGTGTGGTCTGCTCCCGGTACCTCGACTTATAATCCCGCCCGCAGGCGAGAAACGTCACCACAAATCGGGATTTTCATTACCTATACGTATTAATAATTCTCCTGCTTCATCGTACTCTATGTTGTTAGCTATCGCAAACTCTTGAATCATACTGTCTGTCACTTTTGAAACATGAAGACCTATATCAATGCAGCTTTCGTGAATTTTTTCTTTTTTTAAAAATTCATATTCTTCTTTCACTTTGGTAGTCATTTTGTTGTTTTCACCTCGTTTAATTAATCCGTTGATTTATTGTATTCCCGATAGCAATTTGATTGATTTGCTGCCCGTTTGGCGGCGTCATGTAGTAGCCGATGAGATAATCGAGTGAGACTCTGAACAATTTCGATAATCTGATTAGGTTTTCTACATCGGGTTCTCTGTCACCTTTTTCATATCGTCCATACGCTTGTTGGGAAATATTCAAGTAATCAGCAACTTGTTGCTGATTCATTTTATTTTGTTTTCGTAGCAATTTCAAATTTTGTGACAAATTGTTCATTTTTACACCTACTCCCGTTAGAAATTATAGCATAATTAGCCGTTTTGTCAATGTTTACTAATTTATTTTACAATTCTTTGGTGTAATTTATCATTGACAATAACACCAAAAAGGTTTAAAATGAATAAAATCCCCTATGAAAAGGAGCTCGATGTAATGGATTATGTTTTTTATTTATTCTCTATCTGTTCTTTACTTGCTTGTTTAACTCTCGATTTGTTAGATAATTTTGATTGAAAAAGGAGCTCGATGTCATGGAAAAGCAACATTACACCCAAATGAAATTCGCGGCGGACGGTGGATTCAACCGATTTGAGCTCGAGGAACGCGTGGAACCGAGGCTCACTGTGACAATGGCGTGTTATATAACACAAAGTCTACCATGCAACTGCTGCGGATTCTGTCAAATCGGGAACCGATACCGAGCGGGACTCAAACAAGCCGCGAGACGGCATTAACATAGAAACTATTGAAGAAAGGGGGTCACTCGAATGAAAGTAATTGGTGCGGATATAAAAGCAGGCAAATACGAGGGCAGAGATTACTGTAACGTCATGATTTACGCCACATATCCTATAACTTCGGGAAATGGTGTCGGTGACGCTGTCGAAATTACCAAAATCAAGTACGATAAATTCTGCGAGATTCGCGGCTTGAATCAAGTCGGTGAACAGGATTTAAAGCAGTTAATCGGCAAAAACGTTGATTTTAATTACAGCAAGTTCGGTCAAGTCTTGGGTATGATTGAACACCCGGCAAAGGGGTAAATCTATGAAACGAGTAGTTGCGCTGTTGATAATCGTCTCGTCGGTAGTGATTCTATCGGCGAGCGCAGCTGCTTACTGCGACTGTTCTACACTCGCCGACGCTGACATCGGCGAATTGGTGAAAATCAATATAAGCGGTGTACCAAGGGACTTCATCGTAATTCAGCAAGGAAGACCCTCTTCATCGTTGTATAACAACGCAAACTACGAAAACGGCACGATTCTCTTGATGAACGAGCTCTCGGAGCTTAATACGTGGCACAGCTCAACGGTGAACGATTATCAAAACAGCAGGATTCACGGTTGGCTCAATAACGAGTTTTTGGCTATGCTTGACGCCGGAATCAAAAGTCAAATAAAACAAGTAAGGATTCCGTTTCGTCCCGGTTCGGGGACAGCTATGACGGTAAACAGCGGTGTTAACGGACTGCTTTCAAGTGCATTTTTGCTTTCGTCTTATGAGGTTGGGTTCGACCAGTCGATAATTGCAACTATACCAATTGACGGAGCTTTATTCTCTTGGTTCTTACTTGGAGATGACATAGATTCATTGGCAAGAATAAGACGTATAGCGAATTTTAACGGAACCGACACTCATTGGTGGCTTCGCTCTCCCCATACCGGTTCTGCACTAAATCCACGTACCGTAAACAGAATCGGAGGCGCAGCTTCTACGAACCCGACTGTAGAAACAGTGGGAGTCCGTCCCGCTATCGTTTTCCCAAACACGCTCAAAATTTCGAGTGTCGGTGAATTGACTACGGAATGTGAGTGCGAGCCGCCGGCAACCGAACCGCCGACCACCGAGACCACAGAGCCGCCGACCGCGACCGAGCCCCAGGAACCCGGGGAGGGAATATCGCCGGAGTTAGCCGGCAAGATTGAATCGTACATTGATTATTCGATGTTTGTTTATGAACGAATATTAGCAGCAATCATATTAGGTATTTTTATATTAGTCTCAATAGCGGTGTACAAGCTGTTTAGAATATTTTTTTGAGGAAAGGAGGGTATAACAATGAAACGTAAATTGAAATTAGTGGTTACAGCGATTGTCGCAATGACTTGTGTTGCTATGTTCACGGTGTTTGCGTCTGCAAATGACGCACTTCCTGGTCTTGCTGATAGTTTAGGTTCAGTCAACCTCACTCAAGTGATACTTGAGCCAATTTTGGCGATTATTCCTATCGCTATTCCTGTCACTTTAGCTCTTTTGGGGCTGAAAATGGCAATCAGAATGTTCAGAAGTTTACTGAAAGGTTAGTTGTTGGGTCCCCCGCTCCAACATGGGGCGGGGGAGCGACTTTTAAAAAGGAGACAAATCATGAGAAAAATCAAAGCACAGCAGATGAATTACATCAAACGCAGCCTATGCGCTGTGTTAGCTGCGCTTTTTATTTTAGGGGGTATTCCTCGTGTATCGGCTTATACTCCCGACTGGTATCCTTTTGGTAATACTCCTTTCGAGTATTTTTTGGAATTTATTTTCTCAACTTTAGATAAAACAGTTTTTTCCGGCCGAGAAGTGAAAGATATTGTCCAAGCTGCAACACCGCAAGCAACAGTAAAATTTGAGGGCGGTCGATTATTATACAATTACAAAGATTCACTTTCAATTCAAATTGGTGAGTACATCTTTAGTAGATACTTCTTTGGGAGTCAGATTTTTGCTCAAGACATACAAGGATATACTCTTTATATTCCATTTTTCATCTATAAAGGCGACTTCTACATCGAGGGCACTGATGTTTGGAATAACATTGACAATGGATATAACATATATACCGAGGGGGTTAATGCTTATGCGCGCGGTGTTACCGTTGACACATGGGTTCCAATTTCGGAATTGTTTTCGGGATTCGTAATAAATAGACGTACTTTTTATTCAACACAATTGTATCATGTGGGTGGATATTCACCTCCACCGGGTTACCAAGAAAGAGGATATATTAATATCAGTGAATGGCTAAGGCTGAACGAGGAGAACGGAGGTATAGTAAATAAGCCGGTATACACTTTTAACGAAATCACCGGAATGGATTCAATCGACTACATTACCGACAATCTGCACAGTTTCAAGCCGGGTGAACTTGGTATAGGAGTGTTTACCGTTCCACCGTCTTTCTATAATGTAAATGGAATTTGGTTTTGGGATTACTTAGCCACACTGCAACCGCATGAGCTCTACACACAGCAGCCCGAGGAGGAAATCGAAGTTGAACTCGTTTTACCCGATGAGCTGCGCGACCTCGGCGATGATGACATCGTCGAGTTTCACATAGACGATGAGGGGAACGTCACAATCATAGTGACGCGCGCCGATGGGAGCGTGGGTCCCGGAGGAGGCAGCTGCCACTGCGACATCTGTAAGCCCGATTACAGCGGGATTTTAGGCTTTATGCAGCAGATTCTTGATGAGCTGAATAAAATTCCCGGGGCAATTGCGGAGATTCCCGCGCAAATAAAACAAGAGTTTGACGGTTTTTCTGCGGGAATAGGCAAAATTTTGTATGATAGCAGTACCGAGGCTGAGTATAATGACGCCGGCGAGCTTACGGGCGGAGGTGGTATATTAAGCGGCGTCGTGACCTTTTTCAAAAATCCCCTAAAAGCGGTCGGGAAAATACTAACAAACTTATTTCTTCCAAGAGAAAGTTTTTTAAATGAACAAATCAATATTTTAGAAACTCAATTTAATGCAAAAATCCCTGCTTTAGGAAAAGCACGAGAAATAATAGATGAATTTAGAATTTTGTCAAATGTAGATGATTCTCAATCGTTTTGGGGTCCAGCTCCTTTAGAAGATGATGAAATTGAAGACGAGCCTTACGGATATGATGATGACGCTTTTGATTTGAATCCGTGGGCTGATATGAGCTCGTTAGAAGATACATTTTTTTCTGCAGACGGACGTTATGCAGGGAATTTTATTGAATATGTTCGACGTTGGTATAGACCGTATCGAACACAAATCCATGCTATTATAATTGCTTTTGCGTATTTGGTTTTCGCGAGAAACTTTATAAAGAAAGCTCCTACATTTTTCAATGGAGGGGATTACAAAAATTAAAGAAAAGAGGTGTGTTTTGTGTTAGCCGAGCTCATAATTACAGTATTTATGGCAATACCAAGGTTTTTAATTAATTTGCTTCCTACAGTGGATTTTCATATCCCTTTTAATGTTTTGAGTGTATTTTATAATTTTTCTGGAGATTTACGATTTTTTTTTCCAGTAGGCGCGCTAATGCCTTTAGTTCTATTTAACATATTTTTTGATATTGCTCGCTTTATTGTTGCGTTGATACTGCGTATTAAGTCATTCTTCCCCGGTATGGGTAATTAGAAAGGAGCTTAACATGGGATTCATTAACGGACTATTCACACTCTCGGTATATTTGCTCGCACCGTTCTTTTTCATGTGCATGGTGTTTTACCTCTACTTTCGACTCTTCAAGAAAATGAAACCGATTAAAGGCGAGTACAAGAACATCGGTCACGGTTGGAAGATTAAGCGATTGCTTTGGGATTTGCCCAAAATGATGATGTATGACCGTTTAAGTCGCGACCCGGACGCGTTTCGTGATTATGGTGTTCACATGGTTGCCGGAAAGCAGGGAAGTGGTAAGACGGTCACGGTCGCATACCTGCTGTGGCGTTATCAGAAAATGTATCCGAAATTGCAGGTGAAGACGAATTTCGAGTACAAACACCAAGACGGCGAGATTAATCACTGGAAAGACATCATCGGCACCAAAAACGGGATATACGGGCAGGTAATCGTCATAGACGAGCTGCAAAACTGGTTTAACTCGCTTGCCTCAAAGGATTTCCCGATAGAAATGATGTACGAGATTACACAGTGCCGGAAAGAGAGACGCTGTATCATCGGGACAAGCCAAGTCTTCGAGCGAGTCGCTAAGCCGATTCGTGAGCAGACATATATGATACATCAGCCGTATACATTCTTCGGCTGCTTGACCTTTGTATTGAAATTCGAGCCGAAAATCAAAGCGAGTGACGGTAATGTTGATAAGAAGAAGTTCCGCGGCGTATTCTTCTTTGTTCATAGCAAGGAGCTCCGGGACAGTTTCGATACTTACCATAAAATCGAAAAGATGTGTGAGGGCGGATTCAAGCCGACAGAGCAGCATATCTCATCGCAAAGCGTTGTAATTAAGCTGCCGGATAAGAAAGGCTTATTCAAACAATAGTCCCCTGTAGGGGATTCCCCGAGGGGAGCCCTCGGGCTCCTCGGGGAATCACAGGGATATTGTTGTTCGTATTTGGGGACAAGTATGAACGCAACGAGCTTGACTCGTACAGCCCCCCCTCGCTAACAGGGGGGTACTATGTACAAGCAAAACATCAAAAAACACAGTAAACAACAGGGATTGGGGGCGATTTTTTCTTGAACAACAAAATTTTATTCGACTGGCTCAGTTTTACGATGAAAAATATCATTCCCGAAAACATGATTGAGCTCCTAAAACTCGATGACATTGACTGGACGGTCGTAGAACGTAACGCCCATGGATTCAAGCGCAAGTATTACTTTGACGGTATCAATATACACTTTGACAATCCCGCATTTGAGGGCGTTTGGGTCGAAATGTCGGGGCAGGGGTGCAGAGCTTATGACGAGTTTAGCTCATTAGACTGGCTCGACCTGTTTGAAATCATTCTATGCAAAGAAATCAGCTGCAACCTCACGAGACTTGACGTTGCTTATGATGATACTGACGGAATACTTAATCTCGACAAGATTTATGATGATGTCTATCATCAGAATTACGTCAGCAGATGTAACTCATGGGAGGTTCACGCCTCTAACAAAGGCAAGACAGTCTACATCGGCTCCATGAAGTCTGACCTTATGTTTCGTGTTTATGATAAAGCGAGCGAAAGAAACCGTACCGATGAGGGACATTGGATTCGATTTGAGATTCAGCTCCGTGACGCCCGTGCGGTTGACTTCGTGCGCAAACTTGCCGAAAATTCAATCGGTGAGCTGTTTAATGGAGTATTGAATAATTACTTGAGATTCGTAGTACCTAACCCTAAAGACAGTAACAACAGGCGTTGGAAGACTCAAAAGTGGTGGACTCGGTTCACCGAAGACGCCGCGAAAATTTCGCTTTGGACTCCGTGCGACACCGAATACAACCTCATGAAAGTCGAAAAACACGTCTACAAACAGTGCGGGAACGGGATTCATACGCTCATGCAAATCAAAGGAAATGAGCAATTCTACAAAGATTTGATAAAAAATAAGCCCGCTATAGTCAGCGAGAAGTATCAATCATTGCTTGCAGAGTACGGAAAACGAGCCGATGTACCATAATCGCATTATCCGCAGATTGGACAATCGCGGTAGGGTTGTCATACCCGCGCGGATTCGCGACATCTATGACCTTAATAACGCTGAATTTGAGATTTTAAGCGAAAACGACCTTATCTGCATACGTAAGGTCGAAGACTCTGACATCGCTCATCGGCTCTCACGTCCCAAAGGCACATCGGCGTGTAACCTTTGTATTTGCTCGAGCTGTACCGGCTTTGGCTGCCCGTGGGTACATGAAGTTTACCGCTATCGTCCCGGGACGATTAAACGGTCGCGCCCGGAAC